GGGTTCTTTCGAACCCAGTATCTCACTCTCCCCGAATCTTAGATCCTATTTGAGTGGAGTTGCTTATCACTATTTTGTATCATTATTTCCTTCCTTTTCAACTAATAATTTTAGTTGATTTAGGAAAGGTTTTAGTAATGCTGATCTTGATCTAGCAATAACTTCATTAGGACGAATAGGTTGTAATCCTTTTAAACTAGGAACTGGTCTTATAGGATCAGATTCCAATGTTTTAGAGGCTTCCAACCCGGACGTTAACTCTCTAACAGAGATAATGTTCTCCATCTTTAAAGATGTTGACTTATCTAAGCTAGATATAACAGGAAGATATTCCCTGTGAGTTACCGAGATTCGATCCCAAGGAATAAAAAACATGATTGAACTAAGAAGTCCCTGAATAACTAAGTTATACTTGGTCTTCTTAGATACCAATCTGTCTATTTCCCTTTCTCTAACTTCAATGATTGCCTTTAATAAGCAATCGTTAATTTTAGAGACATCGTTCACCTTATATGACTCCCAAGAAAGAGATATTAAATCTTGGACTTGAACCATAAAAGGTTTATTCGATGTTGGTAATAGCGAGAATTGTTTGAACTTATTAACTAAATACGTAAATTTACGTTTTTGGTTAGTAGGAACACTCAATTCCACGATTTTATTCCAGAAGTCTGGAGAGTTGCTCTGTAAATAAAGAGGAAGAAATCCTCTTTCTTTAGCAGACTCCAATGCCTGTGCTAGTAAAGGGTATATTGATATATTCTCTACTAACGCAGTTATTGGAAACTGAGTTATTTCTGAACCTTTGTAGTAGAATCTCTTAGCAAATTCAAATAGGTCTTCACCTATATGAGTTTTTACTTTCGAGATTTCTACTCCAAGTTCATTCATAACCTCCAGATAGCTAGTTGCTAATTTTCTGTCCATAATGACTATATCGTCTCCTAGGAGACGATATGGAAGGTCTTTCATATCCATACCTATTCGTAGAGCACTTATGTGTACTACGACATGGTGTGAAAGTGAAAACACCCCTCAAGAGCTCTTCGCTCCTAAAGGTTGACCTGTCTGGAACGTGATTGATCTACCATTCGGTAATTCAAACTCGTAACCGACCATTATATGAGCTCACGCTTCACTTTTACTTGAATCACCGTACAGATGTTCTACTACTTTCTTTTGGAAAGATAGTGGGAACCTATCTGTTGCGGCTTTTAAGTCAAATGAAGCGAAGAACTTATATCCTCCGTAAAGAAGAGACCTAAAACCTGCATTCTGATCGAATGTAGAGTCTTGGGGTAGATCTTTTAAAATACCGAATACATGATCATGTAAGCTCGAAAGAGCCATTTGACTTATGTATTCGAATATAGCAAAAGGTCTACTTTTCCCTTCTTTGTCTTCTTTTATAGATATTTTCCTTAACCTTTTGGTCTTTGCAGGCTTTATACTGAATATATTCATGTACATAGCTTGACAATGCTCCAAAAAGGCTTTTAATGACAATACAGACTTACCGAAGTAAGAATCTGTACCACCATTTAGGTCAATACAACTATTAAGAAGACGTTCTGGAAGATTTAGAAGATCTTCCATGGCACGAAGGATAGACAGACCATTTGGACCTGCTGTAGAGATTCATGTGAATCCTGAGAATTCAGTATTCATAGAACCTCGTCTAATGCCCATTTTGTTCAAAACAATCGATATTTCTGATTGAGGTATAGTATCTTTATAAGTACTACCCTCAGTCATTGTATCAGTTGCTACGACATTTGGGTCTCCTTTTATCAATTTTCCTACCTGAAGTAAGGTAAGAATTCATTGAATTAGGAGTTTATCTCCTTCTAAAATTCTTTTCCTTATTGTATAAGGAAGGATTTTTGGAAGTTGATCATTAGATAAGCTGATTCCAAACGGACGAGGTAACTTTTCACCCGAAAGAGTCTTGGTGATAGATAGTCGGCACAACTTTATATAAGTTGCTGCCGCTAAATATCCCCTTGTTCTATATAAGGTATCAACCTTGTATAGTATCTTTCGTATTAAGTTACTTCGATTAGTTAAAGATAGATCTTTAAAATAATACATAGTGATAAACATCATTAAATTTTTAAATAAATTTAGTTTTGTTTTCATTGTGTGTTATAATTTAAAGTTAAGTCTCAGTTTCTTGAGCTTATCCTGTCCTTAGGATCTTTATAAAAGACCCCTTAGGGGAGCGGTAAGTTTGATTATACTGACATTAGCTTGGTCTGGTCAGTTGTAGCTCTGCTGAAAATTGAAAGGGGAGCTTCGCAAGAAGGTTCTTCCAAAGGGTATTACAGATGCTACTGGTCACGTAAGTGACCAATACCCCCGGG